GAGGACGTGCACAACGGCGTCTACGGCGGGGAGGCCCTCGACCTCTCGGCCGAGTGGTCCGCGCAGACCGCCGAGCAGATGGTGTACTGGCCGCAGAAGCTCGTCGCCGAGTTCCTCAAGAACGCCCACGACGCCAGCTTCGCCACGGGCTACGACGACGTCGCGTTCTTCTCGGCGAGCCACCCCGTGCATCCGCTGGATGCGTCGAAGGGCACGTACAGCAACCTGCTGACGGGTTCCGGGACGTACGCCATTCACGAGGGCATCGCGGACGCCACGGCGCTCGCGAACCTCGCGAAGGTGCGCGCCCACATCCGCAAGTTCAAGATGCCGAACGGCGAGGATCCCCGGTTCCTCAAGCCGGTGGGCATCTTGTGCAACAGCACGATGTACCCGCGAGTCGCGCAGCTGCTCGACTCCAAGTTCATCTCCAAGGACAGCGGATCCACGGACATCGCGGGATACGTCTCGCGACTCGGCTTCGGAACGGTCATGGAGGCGCCCGAACTGAACGACTTCGAGTCGGACACCACGTACTTCGTGATCTGCGAGACGAGTCGCGCCGGAAGCTTCGGCGGCGTCATCCACACCGTCCGCCGTCCCTTCGAGGTCCAGAACTACGGTCCGCAGAGCGAGAGCGATCTCGGTCGGCGCCAGGAGTTCGAGTGGCACTGCCGCGGCAAGGACAGCGTTCGCCCAGGCCACCCGTTCACCGTCATCAAGGTCAAGGCGACCTGACCTGACCCCACGCGGGCGCTGCTTCGGTGGCGCTCGCGTGGCCGTGCTCTGACCTCTCCCGACTCACATCATGGCTTCCTACCTCACCACCGACGAGTTCAAGACGCGCACGCTCATCCCGGGCGAGTTCGTCGACGCCATCGAAGCGGTGGATGCAGGTTGGACGCTGATCCAGTTGGAAGAGGCCAGCGCATGGATCGACTCACGCTTGCGCAAGCGGTACGCAGCTCCGTTCTCGACGCCCTACCCGGTGCAAGTGCTCTCGTGGCTCACCAAGATCGTCACGATCCGCTGCCTGCTCAAGGGCGGAGTGCGGGCGACGGATGAGCAGTTCGTCTCCATCGAGAAGGACGCTGACAGCGCCAAGGCCGAGATCCTCGACGCCTCCAACGGTGACGCTGGCCTCTTCGACCTACCCCTACGCAGCGACACGACCGCGACCGGAATCAGCAAGGGCGGGCCGTTCGGCTACTCGGAGCAGAGCCCCTACGTGTGGGCGAGCATGCAGCGCAGCACGGGGCGCAGCGAAGACAGCAACGGGAGGGGCACGTGAGCGGCTTCACCCAGCTGAACAAGATGATCGGCCGACTCGACCTGCTGATCGACATGCCGAGTGAGTGCGTGGCCGAGGTGGCGAAGGTCGTCGAGGCCGATCTCACTTCGACCATCGGCGCGGGCCAGGCGCCGGACGGCACCAAGTGGGCGCCTCGCAAGGCAGACGGAAAGCCAGCGCTGGTCAACGCGCTGAGCAAGGTCCGCGTGGGCTCCGTGGGCAACGTGGTGATCGTGCGCATGATCGACCGGCCTACCGTGCTGCACCACTTCGGGCACGCACGCGGGCGCACGCAGCGCCAGGTCATCCCGATCGACAGCGTGCCGCCGAAGATGACGGCGGCCATCAACAAGGCGATCGCGAAGGTCGGCAGGAAGCACGGGTTCACCCATGGCTGACCTCGCCCTGCTCGACCTCTACGACCGCGTCGCAACGCGCTTCACCGATGAAGCGACGCCTTGCACGCTGCTCTTCGGCTGGGACGAGTCGCCAAAGCAGGTCCGTGGCCCGCGCATCGTGATGGTGCCGGGTGACGACGGCATGACCGCGTTCAACGGAGCGCTCCCGGTGCGCCAGCCGGGGCGCAACCCGCGTCCACTCGGCACGCTCGCCGAGCTGTTCCACGTGGTGGTCAGCGCTGCGGACGGTGCATCGCCAGAGGATGACCGCGCGCAGTACACCGCGTGCCGGCTCCTCTTCGATGCCTGGTACCGCGCTGCGACCCTGGCGGTGGGCATCCGGATGGTGTTCATCACGGCGGCGTGGATGGTGGAGCGCACGGTCCGCCGAGCCGGCGCGACGCTCGTCGCCACGTTCACGGTCGAGGCCATGATCCCCGACTCGGCGCTGCTCGAGACCGACTTCCAGGCGCGCGGTCTCTTCGACGCCTTCCTGCTGGACGCTGAGCAGGAGTTCCAGACCGAGCCCGCTTATCTCGACGCGGACGCCGTGGCCGTGGCCAACGTCACGCGCTCGGGCACGCAGACGATCGACGGCGTGGCCCTACTCGCCGGTGACCGCGTGCTGCTGACCGGGCAGACGCTCCCCGCACAGAACGGGCTCTACACGGTCGCCGCAGGGGCGTGGGCGCGCACAGCAGACACGCTCGTGGCCGACATGCTCGTGACCGTGTCGGGTGGCTCGCTCTCGCCCTCTCTCTACCGGCTCGACACGGCCGGGACCATCACCCCTGACACCACGCCTCAGACGTGGGGCCGCATCACTCCGGCGTAAGGACCACATCATGTCTCAGCCCAGCGTCAACACCACACAGCTCGATGGGGCCATCGGCGTCCTGCCGCCGTCCAGCGGGCGCCTCTACGCGCTCGTCGGCGCGTGCAGCTCGGGCACGGCGAACACGCCCGCGACCTACGCGCGACCCGCGAGCCTGGTCAGCGCGCTCGGTGAGGGCCCGCTCGTCGAGGCCGCCGCGCGCCATATCCAGAAGAGCGGCAACCCGGTGGTGGTCGTGAAGACGGCTGCGGCGACCAACGTGGGCGCGTACGGCTCCGTGACGTCCGTGGCCAGCGGCACCAGCGCGATCACCGCGGTGAGCGGCACGCAACCGCGCGACGACTACGACTTCATCCTCGTGTTCGTGACGGGGGGCACGCGAGGTACGGCGGGCATCACCTACAAGTACAGCCTCGACGGCGGCAACAACTACAGCGCGACCATCGCGCTCGGGACCGACACCAGCATCACCACCGCGGTGGGCAACGTGGGCATGGCGCTCGCGTCTGGAACGGTCGTGGCCGGCGACACGCACTCCGTGCGCACCACGGCGCCCCGCTGGGATGACACCGAGCTGCTTGCGGCGCTGAACGCGCTCAAGGCATCGGCGGTCGCCTGGGAGCAGGTCTACGTGGTCGGCGACGTCGGAGCGACGAGCGCGGGCGTGATCGAGACGTGGGCGCAGGGCCTCGCGACGGCCAGCAAAAACCGCAACTGGATCGCGAACACGCGACTTCCCACAGCGGGCGAGTCGGAGGCCACCTACCTCTCCAGCCTCAACTCGGCGTTCGCGTCGTTCACCACGTTGTACGGCACGCTCTGCGCGGGCGCGTGCGACATGATCTCCAGCGTCTCCGGGCGCAACTACCGGCGCCCCGTGGCCCACGTGGTGGGCTCGCAGATCGCCAGCGTCTCCGAAGAGGTGGACGTGTCTGCGATCAACGTGGGCGCTCTCGCTGGCGTCCAGATCCGCGACTCGGCCGGCAACGTCCGGCACCACGACGAGTCGATCAACCCCGGCCTCGACGACGCGCGCTTCACCGTGCTGCGCACCTGGGACCTCGAGCCCGGCGTGTTCGTGAACAACCCGCGCATCTTCTCGTCCACCACGAGCGACTTCCAGTACGTGCAGCACCGACGCGTGTTCAACATCGCGCTGGACGCCGTGCAGGCCTTCCTGCGGCGCCGGCTCTCGCTGCCCGTGCGCGTCAACCCGGCGACCGGCTTCATCCTCGAGGCCGAGGCCCGCGAAATCGAGCTCGGCGCCGAGGCCGCGGTGGGCGCGGTGCTCCGGCCGAAGCCCAAGGCCTCCGGCTGGTCCGTGGTGCTCTCGCGTACGGACAACATCCTCAGCACGGGCACGCTCACCGGCGACCTCCGCGTGGTGCCGCTGGCCTACATCAAGACGATCACCCTGACGGCCGGCTTCTCGAACCCTGCTCTCGCGCAGGCCACCGCGTGATGGAGACCTGACCCATGGCAGACACACAGCGCATCAACGGTTTCGTCCCCTCCTGGGGGGACATCTACGCCAAGATCGACTCGGAGCGGTACTACGGCATCACGGAGATCGCGTACGGCGACACGCGCGTGCGCAGCAAGCTCTACGGGATGGCGCGCCACCACGCCCCGCGCGGCCGGACCTCGGGCAAGTACGAGGTCGACGAGGCCGCCATGAAGATGGACCTCTTGTCGGCCGGCGCGCTCCGTGAGGCTCTCGCGGCCAAGGCGGCTGACGGCAAGTCCTACGGAAGCGTCACCTTCGAGGTGGTCGTGCAGTACGAGGACTCGCAGGGCAACGTCCGCACGGACACGCTCGCCGAGTGCTGCATCACGAAGATGGCCGTGAGCCACTCCGAGAGCCCGGACGCTCTCATGGAAGACGTGGCGCTCGACGTCATGAGCATCGACCGCGACGGGCTGACGCTCTACGACAAGACCGAGGTGGCGCCGTGAGTGCCGCTCCGGTGATCGACGAGGTGGCCGCGCTCAAGGCCAAGTTGGCAGCGGCGCGCGCGCCCCGTGACCAGAAGCAGGCGGCGCTCGAGCGCGAGGCCGAGATCGCGCGGCTCACGCAGGAGATCGCAGACGAACCCGCCATCGCCGAGATGGTGGACAAGTACGGCGCAGTCGGGGACGGCATCGCCATCCTTCGCACGCCGGAAGGCGCCGTGGTCGTCAAGCGCCCGCAACAGGCCGTGTGGCGCCGGTTCAGCGACACGAAGGTCACGGACGGCGCGAGCGTCTACAAGCTGGTGCGCGGGTGCGTGGTGTACCCGAGTCTCGAGCGGCTGGAGGCCATCATCGAGAAGCGCCCCGCGGCGCTCGAGCAACTCGGCGGGCTGATCTCTGAACTGGCGGTCGCGAGGGATGCAGATCTCGCGGGAAAATAACCGCGCTGCGGCGGGAGGCGCTGGCGTCGCCTGCGGCGCTGGCTCCGTGCCTTCTGGCCGCGCTTCACGACCCCGACGTGGACGAAGGAGTGCCCGCGTACGTCGGGGCGATGCTGGTAGCTGAGTTCTTCCAAGACCTGCGCGTGCTGCGCAAGGCCTACACGCAAGAGAAATGAGGCATGGCAGATACGGCAAAGTTCGAGATCTCCCTAGACGACGGCGTGAGTGGTCCCGCGAAGACCGCCAAGTCCGCCTTGGGTGATCTGCGCGCGCAACTCGACCGCTCCCGCAGTGAGTTGGCGTCCATGAACCGTGCCATGCGTGAGATGAAGGCGGGCGGCGACACCGCATCGGCTGGCTTCGTGGAGTTGAAGGCGAAGATCGAGGCGCAGAAGGCGAGCGTGGCCGCTGCTACGGCCAAGTACGTCGAACTCGGCGGCACGTTCCGCAAGGTCTCTAAGGAGGCGGGTGACGCAGCGGGCGAGGTCAAGAAGTCGGGAACCGTCATGGAGTCGCTTGTCAACCGAGCGGGGTCCGGTGCGCCAACTATCGCCAGGTTCGCGGCTGAGATTGGACTCATCGGCCCGATTGGTCTCGTCGCGGCCGCTGGCGTAGCAGCCATTGTCGCGGCCATGGCGGCGGTCACCATCGCCACGCTCGCTGCCGGCGCTGCGCTGGCGGTCTACGGCATCCGGGCAGCCGACGCGCGCCGCAGCGAGGGGCTCCGATTGGAGGGCCTCACGCGGCTTCGCAGGGGCATGGGACAGACGGCCGGCGTCGCGAGCGAGATGCAGAGCGCGATCGACCGGGTGAGCGACTCCAGCAGCGCGAGCCGTGGAACGCTGGAGGGCTATGCCTCCCGGCTCCACCGGCTAGGACTGCGCGGCGGCAACTTCACGGCGGCCTTAGAGGGCATGGCCATCCGCGGGGAAGTACTCGGCGACCGCTACGCGCAGTCGTTCGCGGGCATGGCGGCTGCTGCTGCGCGCTCGGGTCGGAGCGTCCGCGCACTGGCGGATGACGTGAAGGCGCGACTCGGCGATTTGGCTTCCCAGAAGCTCCAGGCGCTCGACGTGCAGACGCGCAAGTGGGGCGAGAACATGGACGCCCTCTTTCGCAACGTGAAGATCGGCGGCTTCCTCAAGGTGATGCAGGCGGTGGTGCAGGCATTCTCGCAGTCGAGCGTCACGGGTCGCGCGATGGCCGGGATCCTGGAGCGCATGTTCGAGCCGTTCAACGCGGGCGCGAATCGCAGCGTCGGAACCATGCGGCGCTTCATGGAGAAGCTGGTCTTCCACGCGCTCGGCATTGAGCTGGCGTGGGAGAACATGAAGAACGGCGTGCTGACCGCCATCACCTACATGAACGACCGCGGGATCCTGCTGGGCGTCGTGTGGCAGAAGCTCGGCGACACGGCGAACCTGCTGGGCGACATCCTCAAGGCGCCGCTCGTGCTGGCCGGGCAGATCGGGGAGCGCATCACGAAGGTGTGGCGCAACTTCGACATGCGCAGCATCGCGCGCAACCTGATCAACGGCCTCGTCATCGGCATCGCGACCGGCACCGTACAGGTGGTGCAGGCCGTGACCACGATGGCCGCAGCCACCACGGGCGCGCTCCGGGAGGCTCTCCAGATCAAGAGCCCATCGCGTGTGTTTGCGGGCCTCGGTCGCGAGATCCCGCGCGGCCTCGCGGTCGGCATCGATGCAGGCACGGAGGCCGCGGAGGCGTCTGTCGCCAACATGATCGACGTGTCCACCGGGGACGTGAACGGCGGCGGCGGCGCGGTGGCGAGCCAGCAGCGCCCGAGCGTCATAATCCAGTCCATCACGGTCCAGACCGCTGCGACCGACGCGGCCGGCATCGCGCAAGACCTTGGTGCGTGGCTCGCGAGCACGATCGAGGGCCTGGCCATCATGCGAGGGGAGCCGACATGAGCTTCCTGCCGCTGACGCAGCCGGTCGATCACATCGTCCTCGCGGGCCAGAAGTCGCCGGGCGTGGCTGACCTCACGGACACGCTCTCGGACAGCGACATCCAGGAGCGCAAAGGCTACGGCCTCGGCGGCGCCTATGCGGTCTACAAGGGCCTCAAGATCGCGTACCCGAAGGTCACGATCAAGCTCGTCACGAGCCAGCACTGGGACGACTGGCACGCGTGGCGACCGCTCATCGCTCGCCCCCCGACCGGCCGGCGCCCTCGCGCGCTCGACATCTGGCACCCCATCCTCGAAGACCTCGGGATCACGAGCGTGCTGGTGAAGAGCTACACCCAGCCGACGCAGACCGGTGACGGCGAGTGGTCCGTGGTGATCACGTTCTGCGAGTACCGGCGCCCCTCTCGCGCGCTCGTGACCCCGGACGGCTCCGACACGGAGCAGATGACCCCCGGCGAGCTCGCCATCACCGCACGCGAGGCTGAGATCCGCGACGTGCGCCGCCGCAACCAGCAGATGGCGAACGAGGCCCTATGAGCGTCGCATCCATCAACGGCGAGTTCTGCGAGCGGGTGCACCTCTACGTGCCGCAGCATGGCGCCTGGTACGCCGACGTCGTGATGCTGGGCAACCCGACGCTCTCGGGCGCCGTGACGCTCACCATCGGCACGCGTGACCACGAGGGCACGGTCTACGAGTTCGGCACGCGCGGAGAGCAGTCGTTCGCGCGCATCGTGGCCGGCGCCGGGGCATGGGGCGCGCTGCTTCCCTCGAAGGACTACCACAACGACGCTGGTGTCAAGCGCAAGCTACTGGCCGAGGACGCCGCGCGTGGGGCCGGTGAGACGCTGGAGACCATCACCGACGCCACCACCATCGGAACGCACTACGTGCGCCGCGCGGGCCCGGCTTCGCGGACGCTCGAGGCTGCGTTCGGCGCCTGGCATGTCGGCTTCGACGGCGTGACCCGTATCGGCGAGCGCCCGACGTCCACGCCGGAGGCGGGCAGCTACATCGTCGAGGACGCGGAGCCCGAGAACCGGCGCGCCACCCTGACCATGGAGGACGTAGCGAGCGTCACCATCGGCTCCGTGCTGAGCGAGGGTCTCGACACGCCCATCACCGTGCGCGACATGGAGATCGAGATCACGAGCGACATCGCCGCGGTGCGCGTGTGGGGCGGCGGCTCGGCGTCCAGCATGGACCGGCTCGGCGACGCCATTCGGACGCTCATCGGGCGCGTGGCTGACGTCAAGATCTGGGGCAAGCGCACGTACCGCGTGAGCGAGATGGACGGCGACCGGGTGAAGCTGCAAGCCATCAACCGCGCTTCCGAGCTGCCGGACATCCTGCCCGTGAGCATGTTTCCCGGCGTCGCTGGCGTGCATGCATCGCTGACCCCCGGCGCGACGGTGGCTGTGGAGTTCCTGGACGGCGACCCCGCGCGCCCCGTGGTGACCGGCTTCGTGGGCAAGGACGGCACCGGGTTCGTCCCCGTCAACCTGACGTTCGACGCGAGTGGCGAGATCAAGATGGGCGCGAACGCCTCTGACTTCGTCGCTCTTGCCGCGAAGGTGCTGACCGAGTTGCAGGACATCAAGTCGTGGGCCGACACCCACACGCACACAACGACGGCGACCGTCAGCACGGGCTCCGTTGGAGTCGTCAGCACCCCCACTGTCCCCATGCCAGCGCCCAATAGCGTGGCCGCCACCCTGGTGAAGGCCGAATGACGGACACCGTCCGAGACGCGATCGCGGCAAGCCTGCTCCTAGAGACGCGCATCGTCGCTGACCCCGTCGAGCCGTTCGGCTACGGGTCGGACGTGTCGTGTGAGGCAGACGTCGACGCGGGCGTGGTGGAGTTGGTCGGAAGTGACCCGCTCGTGCTCGCGCAGGCCCTTGTGCGCCGACTCGACACGCCGCGCGGCTCCCTGCCCGATGACCCGGGCTACGGCATCTCGCTGCGGTCCTACCTGAGCGCGGGCACCACGACCACGGACATCCAGCGGCTCGCTGGCGTCATCCGCAACGAGCTGGTCAAGGATGACCGCGTGGAGTCGCAGAGCGTCACGGTCACGCCGTCCACCGCTGGCGATGCGCTCACCGTGCTGCTGAGCATCACCCCGGCTGACTCCGGGATCCCGTTCGCCGTGACGCTCGCCGTGACGTCGGGTGCTGTGCTTCTGGAGGCCATCTCGTGACCACGAACCTAGAGGCCCTCACCACACCGCTCACGGTTGCCGAGATCAAGACCGCCATCTACGACACCATGGCCGCGAACGGGGTGGACACGACCGGGTGGAAGCCCGGTGCCGTGGTCCGCACCATGGTCGCTGGCGTGGCCATCGTGCTGGCCGCGTTCTCGGCGCTGATCGCGCTGCTGGCCCGCTCGGGGTTCCTGTCGCTGAGTGAGGGCGAGTGGCTCACGCTCGTGGCCCGCTACGTCTACGACACGGAGCGCATCACGGCGACCTTCGCGACGGGAACCGTCACGATCGACAACGCGAGCGGCAACATCTACGCGATCGACCCGGGCGACCTCATCCTGCTGAACACGGCCACGAACGCGACGTATCGCAACACGGCGCTCGTGAACATCGGCAGCATGGAGACCGGCGTCGAGGTCGCCGTGCAAGCCGACATCGAAGGCTCGGGCGGCACGGCTGCCGCGGGCGCGATCGACGACTTCGTCACCACGTTTCTGGGGCTCAGCGTCACGAATGACGCGGCGATCGTCGGCAACGATGCTGAGCTCGACCCGGCCCTGCGCACGCGCGCGGAAGCTGCCACCGGCGCGCTCTCGCCCAACGGCCCGGCCGACGCCTACCGCTACTTCGCCACGAGCGCGGTGCGCGCTGCGACCGGCGAGGCCATCGGCGTCACGCGGATCAAGGTCACGCCCGACGGCGAGGGCGGGATCGCGGTCGTGGTCGCCACGGGATCGGGCGGTGTGACCGGCTCGGCGGGTGACCCGGCGACGGACCTTGGCGCCGTGCACGCTGCGATGGAGCTGAACGCGGTCCCTCTCGGGATCACACTCACCACCACGTCGGCCACCGCGCTCACGGTCCCGGTGACGGCCACCGCGTGGGTGCTGGAGTCGCTCGCGGACACGGACGCAGCGCTAGAGACCGCCGTCGAGACCGCCCTGACCGCGCTCCTGTCCACGATGCCCATCGGCGGCGTGGTCATCTCGCCCGCCGACGGCAAGGTCTACAAGCAGGCGCTCGAGGGGTGCATCTCGGGCGTGTTCGGGTCGTCGCTGGTCAACCTGAGCATGGGCACGCCGGCCGGCGACACGACACCCACAAGCACGCAGGCGCCCGTCATGGGCACGCTCACCCTCACGATCACGCGGGTGCCCGTATGAAGCCCGCAGAACACCCGCCCATGACGCTCCCGCCGAGTGATGTCGTGTGCAGCCACTGCGCGTGCTTCACGTGGCGCGGTGAGACGCCCGTCGCGCTCCCCGCCGATGGTCTCCACCATCCGAAGTGCCCGCGTGTCCATCGTGCCATGCGCGCCCGAGGTGAAGCCTGATGCCGTGGACGCTGCCATACCCACTCGGCGGACTGGCATCGGGCCAGCGGTATCGATACGAGTCGTGGATCCTGCGCGTGGTACCTCCCTGGCTGCGGCGCACGAACGGCGGAGCCATGCTGCGCTCGATCGCTGCGGTTGCCGACGCGCTCGAGGACCGGGCCGTGGCCGGCGTGCGGCTGCGCTTCCCGTACGAGGACGAGGACGCGCTCGCCATCCAAGGCCGCGAGAAGCGGATCGTGCGCGGGCCGAACGAGGAGCCCACCGTCTACGCCAGCCGCGTGCAGGCGTGGCGTCAGGCGCACCAGAAGCGCGGGTCCGTCTACGCACTGCTCGAGCAGATGCGGGCCTACTTCGCCGACTCCCCGCGCGCGGTGGACGTGCTCTACCACTCGGGCACGCTGTACAAACTCTACGAGAACGTCGGGCTGCCCATCGATCGCGCCATCATCTCGTTCTTCCCCGAGGGCACGCAGTGGGCGCAGGCATGGTGTTTCCTCTACGAGGACGCGGACCCCGGCGTCATCACGGCAGCGCAAGACGCCGAACTGAGCGCCATCCCTCGGCTCTGGAACGCGGCGCACATGCTGCCGCTGCACGTTGTGCTGGTGTGGCCTGGTGCGCGGCTCTGGGGATTCCCGGACTGGGAGCTGACCTGGGACGAGCAAGAGGCCGCTTACACGTGGGACGACTTGGTCCCGCATCGGGTGATGTGACATGCCGAACAACCTCACAGACGTCAACGCCTTCACGACCCCCGTCCAAGTGCCTGCTGGCAGCGATGACGCCGGACTCGTCTACCTGCTGACCGCGTTTCAGGCGCTCGCGAACCGCACGCACTACCTGAACAAGCTAGCGAACGACGTCACGGAGCGCACGTTCGTAGTGTCGCCGCACCAGGCTCAGATGCCACTGAGCAATGCGCCGTCGTGGACGCGCGGCAACTCCTCGCTCACGAGTGCGGCCAACAGCTCGCCGCTCTACCTGAATCTGGACTTCCTTCCCAACGGCGCAGTGCTCAAACGCGTTCGCGCGCTGGTCACGCCCGGCGCCAACACGATGTCCATGGATGTCCGCTCACGGACGCTCGACTTCGTGACTCCTGGGTCCGGAAGCGACACGGGAGTTGAACTCGGGATCGTCACATCGGGAACGACGTTGCAGGTCATCACCACCTCACTGCTGAGCGAGACGATCAACCGCAGCGGAGGCAAGTCCTACAGCGTGGTGCTGACGTCCAACAGCGCCGGGCTCAGTTCGCCGGACACGCTGTGGGGCTTCCAAATCGTGGCCGACCTAGTCGGCATTGGAGCGTTCTGATGGGACTCACATCACTGCCAGAAGTCGGCGCTGGCGAGGCACTCGGCCCCGTCAAGCAGGACAAGCCGCTCGCGTACCCCGACTCGCTGCGCGAGATCCTCGCCGCCGAGCACAACGCCGCCATGGCCGCGCTCGAAGCGGTGTGCGCGGAGGTCGGGCTTCGCGA